CTGGTATTAAAATGAAAGGTGCAAACGGAATGTTTACACCGGCATCTTTCAGCCACATTTACAAACTAAAAACTACCCAAATGTCAAATGATAAAGGCACTTGGTTTGGTTGGGAAGTAAGTAAAGTTGGGCCAGTAACTGACAAAGGTCTTTACGATCAAGCTAAAAGTTTTAGTGAAAGCATTTCAAAAGGAAGTGTGAAAGCTAAACACGGCGAAGATAAACCGAAGGACCAAAGTAGCATTATATAATTCCCACGGGAATGTGTGCACAGTGTGGGCCAAGCGGGAGACTGAGTGGCCCACATAGACAGTTATTATGGAACGATACATAGAATATTTTAGTGGGTATAGGAATGCTTATGGTGTGGCTGACTTCAATCACCAAGACTCCAAGATAGATCCTGAAACAGGTAAAAAGAAACCTGTATACAGATGGAACTTTGAGGAACTTACAAAAGATATTTATCAACAACATTTAGATGGTAAACTATCTATTGGTATACAACCATGCACAGAAGATTCAGAAGTTAAGTTTGGAGTCATTGATATAGATCCAAAAGATTATGCTGACTTTAACAAAAAAGATTACATCGAAATAATACAACAATACGAATTACCTTTACTACCAGTTGAATCTAAAAGTGGTGGATTACATTTATTTTTATTTATGGATGCATTTACAGATTCTAAAACTGTAAAATCTTTTCTTACAAATTTATTATCTTTGTTTGGACTCAAACAAGACACAGAAATATTTCCAAAACAAACACAGCTAACAAAAGATAGTGAGACAGGTCAACTACGACCAGGACAATTTATAAA